AAGAGCCAATATACTCAAGGAAAAGAATTTATATATTCTGATACTTATGAGATGTATCAAGGATATTATTATGAAATGAATAATAGATATTTTATTGGTAGAGTATTTGATCCTAATGCTCGTGAAATATTAAAACTTCAATCTGATAAAGTAGACAAATTAAAATTAAACTCCAAATTATCTACTTTTATTAGCTTATTAAAAACAAAACTACCTAACAGTATTAAAATATCTTCTATCCAACCAGATGGAAGAAATTCAACACGATATTTTGCTAAAAAATTAAATTATAGTCCTATTTTAATTAAAGAAATAAGTGAAGATACCTTCAATAAACTACAAATTGATCCAACATACCAAACCCTCACTCTAACTCTACCAGCAAGTGATTATGATCCTGCTATTTTAGATCAGGCAGATAAACAAATGCCTGGATTAAAATCCTTTTTATTAGGCTAAATTTTTATCTTATATTCAATTCAAAGGTTATGAAATATGTTTTATATTATAGAAAGATCCGATCAACTACAACAACTAAAACCATTTAATGATTGTTTTGTTAGTTTTATTCCTAAAAACAATAACTATTATCCATCACTTACATCGTTAAGTCTAATCTATATTAGACCAATTGATGGGAAAAAAGGTTATATGTTGTGTTTAGATCACAATGAATCATTTAGTTTAAATCAAATTGAAGTAATTGATTGGTTAAAAATTAACACTAGTAAATTATTCTTACTTGATAAGAAAGAAGCACTGCATTGGGTATATTCATTATCTGATAAATTATTCGATATTAATTTTATTGAGCCTATTAATTTAACAGAATTAAATAATAATTGCATTAATTATTATTATACTAATTATACTAATTTACCTAATATAAACTGTTTAATTCCAATCAGTAAACATTATGAAGAATGTGAAGCAATATTTAATGCATCATTATCTACTATTAAAAAATACACACTAACAAACACACAATTCCAATTCCAGAATTTTAGAACAACAGATATATTTTATAAAATTGAAAAAAACGGCATTAAATTAGATAAAGACTGCTTTATAAACTACTATAAAGGTAAATTACAATATCCCGAATTTAATCTATCTAAGAGCAGAATATATACTCAATATAATTTATATAATACCACTTCACGCCCATCTAACACATGTAACAGTATTAACTTTGCAGCACTAAATAAAGACGATGGTGAACGTAACTGCTACAAACCCGAAAATGATAAATTTATTGAGATTGACTTTCAGGGCTATCATCCACGACTAATCGGCGAGATGATTGGGTTTGAATTTCCAAAAGATCGTAACACATATGAATTATTAGGTGAATTATTAGGTGTATCACAACAAGAAGCTAAAGAATTAACATTTAAACAATTATATGGTGGTATATGGTCTGAATATCAAGATAAACCATTCTTTAAAGAAGTAGCCATGTATGTTGATGGTATATGGGACACATATCAATATGGAGGATACATTAAAACGGAAAATAAAATATTTATACGTGACCAACTTGACAAAATAACACCACAAAAATTATTTAATTATATAGTTCAAAGTAAAGAAACATCAACTAATGTTGAATTATTAGAACTAGCATTGAATTATTTAAAAGATAAAAAAACTAAAATAGTACTATATACATACGATGCATTTCTGTTTGATTATGCTGAAGAAGATGGAAATATATTACCAGAATTAATAAATATACTGGAATATCCAGTAAGTATCAAACAAGGAACATCATATCACGGTTTAACTAAAATATAAATATTTATGACAGACAATATATTTTTCGATTTGAATAAGCTATTCTGTACATTTACTACCCCAGACGAATTAGATACGGTTCTTGCCGATATCAATCGCCGATATACAATAATGTATAATAAAATATTCGTGCTTGAGTCACCTCAAAGCAAAGAATTAATGTGTACATATAATATCGATATGGGTAATACATCAGATAGTCCATTACCTAGTACAATATTACTTCATCGTAAGAAGGAATCAAATACATTATATACAATTAATGCTCTTAATGCATTGATCAGAACATTAAATGATGGTATATTAGATACTAGATTTATTATTAATTGGTCTGATTATAAAAATTGTATACTACTCAATAACGGCCCTGAATTACGCCGTTTAGATACTGCTATCTACAAAATTATAGATCTCAATAAATAATGGCAACATATACAGCAGCACAACTTTATGGTAGTGGATCAATAGGCGAAAACTTATCTGGGTTAAAAACATTTGCTTTTACTAATCCAAGTGTATCTTCTTACTTTACCTTAGAAGCAGTAAGAACACCAAATGGTTTTTACACTGATAGCTCTGCTATTGTATCTTCAGGCTCATTTACTATCTCTGCTTCTATGGTACCCGGATTTGTAACATCTTCCAATGTATTTTCACTTGTTATCCCTCAAGGTACTTCAGTATTTACTTTTACTCCTGCAAACGCCATAACAGGAACTACCTATTATTTAAGAGGAACTGGAGATTATAGTTTAGCTATTACTTAAAATCGTTTGGCGGTCTAAATAAAGACTATTATATTTAAAATATGAAGCCGTTCATTACAGAAATAAAAAGATTTCAAGAATTAGCTGGTATTATTAATAAGAATGATTCAAATAATACAATTATTCTTTACTCAACATGGTTATCAAATAATAAAAAAAACCAAAAATATTATTATAGCCAACCACTATTTCCCGGAAAAAATAATTTAACTGCTCAAAACGCACCCGGGAGTGTTAATGGAGGTGAAGAAAAAGGAATAGAATGTATGGGCCAACCCTTTACCCATTTATCAGATCCTAATGATGAAGATCAAGATCCTAATAATTTTAAAATTACTATTGTAAAATTTCGCAAATCTATAGATGAAGTATTTATTGATTATGGAGATTTTATTTTAGAAACATTTAGTGGAGTGATTGATGATATAAATAAAGCTAAAAAAATAATAAATAATAATAAAAATAATAATATAGAAACTCCATTATCTTCTCTTCCTTTAAAACCCAAATTTTCAGAAAACCAAAGCAATAAAGTGGCTGCATTGTTTGGATGCTATGTTAAAGAAATTAAATCTTCTGAAATAATAGATATTACTGAGCAATATCAAGAAGCTTAGTTTGGTAGGCCAAACAAACAATCTTATATTTAATTCTAAAATAAATAAGTTATGGATTTAAACATCGCAAAACAGAAGCTTGCTGCTTCACAAAACAAAGGTGGTCAACAACGCGAGCGTATTGATTACACCAAAATTTTCTTTAAACCTAAAGCCGGTAAGTACCAAGTACGTATTCTACCAAGCAAATTTGACAAATCATGGCCTATCCGTGAAGTACAATTCCATTATGGATTTGCTAAAGGACCAATCTTGTCATTGACAAACTGGAGTGAAGCCGATCCGATTGCAGACTTTGCAAAACAACTTCGCAAATCAGGCGATAAGGAAGATTGGCAATTGGCAAACAAAATTAGTCCTAAATCACGTTTCTTTGCTGCTGTAATAGTACGTGGTGAAGAGCATTTGGGTGCTCGTTTGTGGGAATTTGGTAAATTGACTCATGATCAACTTCTCGGTATTGCTGCTGATGATGATTATGGTGATTTCACAGATATCACAGATGGTAGAGACTTCACAATTGATGCTGTTGAAGACGTCATTGCTGGTAGGAAAGGTATTAAGTGTAATCTCCGCATTAAACCTAAAACCACTTCAATTTCAGAAGATGGTGCTTTAGTAACTAAATTGCTTGAAGAACAACCAGACATCTTAGGTATTAATCGTAAGTATTCTTATGATCAACTTAAGGAAGTATTGGCTAAATGGCTAAATCCTGAAGAAGAACCTGCTGCAACTGAGGCTCCAATCGCATCAAAAGATGAGGACGAAGATGATTTTATTACTGAAATCAACAAACCAGTAGCACCAGCTTACTCACTCGAAACACCTGCTGCTAAAACTAGCAACGCAGACAAATTTAATGACCTATTTAACGATTAATAATGGCAAAAAGTAAAGACAGTTTAACATCAGTAGTATCTGAATCACTTAAAAAGTCTTTTGACATTGATGCCTTTAAGAAATCTAAATTTCTAGATCAAGCATCAAAGTTTAAAAAGCAAAGATGGATTCCATTTTCACCTGCTGTAGCTAATGCTTTATCCATTCCTGGAATTCCAATGGGACATGTTTCCATTGCCCGTGGAGGATCTGATACTGGAAAAACCACATTGATGATTGAGACAGCAGTAGCTGCTCAGAAGATGGGCGTATTGCCTATCTTCATCATCACTGAGATGAAATGGGATTTTGAACATGCTCAAAAAATGGGATTTCAACTTGAAGCAGTTCCAGATGAGGAATCAGGTGAAGTAATAAACTATAAAGGATTCTTCCTATATGTTGATAGATCATCTCTTAACACAATTGAAGATGTATCTGCCTTCATTGCCGATATCCTCAGCGAACAATCAAAAGGCAAATTACCATATGATCTATTATTTCTCTGGGATTCTGTAGGATCAATTCCATGCGATATGAGTGTTAAACAAAATAACAACAATCCAATGTGGAATGCTGGTGCTATGGCTACTCAGTTTGGTAACTTTATCAACCAACAATTTCCGTTATCACGTAAGGAAAAGTATCCTTACACAAATACATTCTTTGTAATTAATAAAACCGGCGTACAACCAGCACTTACTCCAATGAGTCAACCTCGTATGACAAATAAAGGTGGTAATGCAATGTATTGGGATGCCTCAATTGTAATTACATTTGGTAATGTAACTAACAGCGGTACTTCTAAAATACATGCACAGAAAGATGGTAAGAAAGTTGAATTTGCTAAACGTACTAAAATAGCAATCGACAAAATACATGCTGATTGCGGTGTAGCAACTTCATCTACTATTATTGTAACACCTCATGGTTTTATTCCTGACGAAGATAATGATATTAAGAGTTATAAGAAGGAATACGCTAAGGAATGGTTCGAAGGAATAACTAATGTTGATGATCTACAAATTGTTGAAGATACTAGCGAATGGAATGAAAGTAGAAGCATATCCCCTATGATAGAGATAGATAGTGATGAGGTAGAATCTAAATAAACAAAATGAAGAGTAAATATGAACATTTACTCTCCAATGTACAACCAGACTTTCGCAAAGAACTAAGTTCGATTTTAATCATAGACGGCCTCAATACATTTTTGAGGTCGTTTACTATGATTAACCATATGAATCCTGATGGCCACCATATTGGTGGTCTAACAGGATTCCTTAAATCTATCGGTTATGCTATACGCATGTCTGATCCAACTAAAGTGGTTGTAATATTTGATGGTATTGGAGGGTCAAACGCAAGACGAAATTTATATCCTGAATATAAGGCAAACCGTAATTCTAGCCGTATAACTAATCACAATATCTTCTCATCTAAAGATGAGGAAAGTGAAAGTATTAATAATCAAATATCACGTTTGATTCAATATCTACAATGTTTACCTGTTACAGTTATTAGTATTGATGGGTTAGAAGCAGATGATATTATTGGCTACCTAGCTAATAAATTCCAACCACACGAAGAAACAGCTAGAGTAACTATCATGTCTGCTGATAAAGACTTCCTACAATTAGTATCAGATAAAGTTCATTGTTATTCTCCTACTAAAAAGAAAATATACACACCTAAAGATGTGTTAGAAGAATTTGGTGTTAGTAGTAGTAACTTTCTTAACTATAAAATACTAATGGGAGATACATCTGATAATATTCCTGGTATTACTGGTTTAGGTCCTAAAAAGCTAATTAAGTTATTTCCTGAATTAATAAGTAATACTAAAATAGAATTAGATGAAATCATTAGTACATCAGCAGATAAAGTAGATGAAAATAAACTATATCTGTCAGTTGTAGAAAGAAGACATCAACTATTAATTAATCATCAATTGATGTCTTTGAATGGTAGCTTCTTGTCACCAGAGAATAAACAATTAGTTAAAGACGCATTTAATAATTCATACGAATTGAATATACCTATATTCTTGCAGTTGTATCATAATGATAAATTAGGTGAAAGCATTCCTAATACATCATCGTGGTTAACTCAATTATTTGGCTATCCAAATTCTTTCAAATAAATTTAGGTTATGACAACATTAAGTAAATTAAATCAATACGGACCTGTATTCCAAGTAAAAGTATTAGGTGCCCTACTAACACAAAGACAATTCTTAATTAATGTTATCGATTCACTTGATTCAGAATACTTTGAATCATCAGCACATAAATGGGTTGTAGAATATATTCAAAAATATTTTGGACAGTATCATACTACACCAACAGTAGAAACACTATCGATTGAGGTAAAGAAACTAGAGAATGAAGTATTGAGAATATCAATTGTAGAAGCATTAAAAGAAGCTTATAAAATGGCTGATCAAAGTGATCTAGAATGGGTTGAGTCTGAATTTAGTTCATTTTGTAGAAATCAACAAGTAAAGAGTGCTATTCTAAACTCAGTACAGTTACTAGAAATGAATGACTTCGATAGTATCCTTCAATTAATTAGTAAAGCTGTAAAATCAGGTGAAGATAAAACAATCGGTCTTGATTATAATTTAGATATTGAAGCTAGATATCGTGAAGATGATAGAGGATGTATTCCATTCCCATGGCCTGTATTTAATGAAATAACACAAGGTGGATATGGTAAAGGTGATCTAGTACTAGTGTTTGGTAATCCTGGAGGTGGTAAATCATGGGCTGTAGCTGCTATGGGAGCTTATGCTGCCTCATTAGGCTTTAATGTAGTACATTATTCACTTGAATTAGGTGAAGGATATGTAGGTAAACGTTACGATGCTATATTCTCTGGAATTAATGTAGATAAATTACACCTACATCGCTCACAAGTAGATGAAATAGTAGGCAAAGTTAAAGGCAAAGTAATTATTAAAGAATACCCACCTAAGAGAGCATCATTTGACACGATAGAGGCACATTTACAGCAGTTAGAGCATCAAAACGATTTTAAACCGGATATGATCATTATAGACTACCTAGACTATATGCGTACTAAAGGTAGAAAAGATCGTAAAGATGAAATTGATGATGTTTATGTTGCTGCTAAAGCATTCGGTAAAGAACGCGGCATACCCATTATATCACCATCACAAGCAAACCGTACAGCAGCTAAATCTGACATTATTGAAGGTGATAATGCAGCTGGATCATATGATAAAATTATGATTGGAGATATTATCCTATCTTTAGCTCGTAAACGTAAAGATAAAATAGAAGGTACAGGAAACTGGCATATAATGAAAAACAGATATGGAGCCGACGGGATGACGTTTAGATCTAGAATAAACACATCAAACGGATATATCAATATAGATGAAAGTCCTGTTGATGATGATAGTATTGAAATAAGTTCCAACAATAAACCAGTAAATGACTTTTCAGGAGTAGGAGTTGAAGAAAGACAACTACTTCAAAAGAAGTTCTTTAAACTTGAAGGCTAATAAAGTATATACTATATTTATAACTACAACAATAAAAATTATGGTAAAGGTTAAGAGGTTCACTGCAAAATGGTGCGATCCGTGTCATCAACTAGCCCCGGTTTTCGAACAAATGGCTACTGAGTTTCTAAATGTACAATTTGAAACTATAGATGTAGATACATCACCTGAACCTGTTCAAGAATATATGGTTACTTCTATTCCCACAGTAATAATTGAACATGAAGGACAAGCAGTACAACGTTATGTGGGTCTAAACCCAAAATCAACATATAGTAATTTTATTAAGTCACTTATTTAAAAAACAAACGAGAAATGGATGTAACGCAAGGTATCCTTAGCGAGATTACTACTTACATGAAGTACAGTAAGTATGTACCTGAGAAGAAAAGGAGAGAAACATGGGAAGAATTAGTTACGAGAAATAAAGAAATGCATCAAACTAAATTTCCACAACTAAAAGATGAAATCGAAGAAGTCTATAAACTGGTATACGCTAAGAAGGTATTGCCTTCAATGCGCAGCTTGCAATTCGCTGGTAAGCCCATTGAGCTTAATAATGCTCGTATATTTAATTGCTCTTTTCTTCCTCTTGATGATTGGAGAGCATTCAGTGAAATAATGTTCCTCCTCCTTTCAGGATGTGGAGTAGGATACAGTGTTCAAAATCATCATATTGAAAACTTACCCGAAATTAAAGTACCAACTAAACACAAACGTTATTTGGTAGGTGATAGTATTGAAGGATGGGCAGATGCCGTTCGTATGCTTTGTAAAGCATATTTTACCGGAGCTCCACTTCCAACATTTGACTTTAGAGATATTAGAGCTAAAGGCGCTCAGTTGATTACTGTAGGTGGTAAAGCACCTGGTCCTGAACCATTAAAAGAATGTTTATTTAATCTACAAAAGGTATTTGACCGTAAAAAGAATGGCGATAAATTAACATCATTAGATGCTCATGATATGGCTTGCCATATTGCTGATGCTGTACTATCAGGTGGTATTAGAAGAGCAGCATTAATTTCATTATTTAATTTAGATGATGAAGATATGTTAACTTGTAAGTTTGGTAATTGGTGGGAAGAAAACCCACAACGTGGTCGTGCTAATAATTCTGCCGTTGTATTACGTCACAAGATCACTGAAGAAGAATTCTTTAAATTATGGAAAAAAATTGAATTAAGCGGCAGTGGTGAACCCGGTATTTACTTTAGCAATGACAAAGATTGGGGAACTAATCCCTGCTGTGAGATTGCTTTACGTTCTTTCCAATTCTGTAACTTGTGTGAAGTAAACGTTTCAAACGTTGAATCACAAGAAGATCTAAACGAACGTGTTAAAGCAGGAGCGTTTATTGGTACACTACAAGCAGCATACACTAATTTCCATTATCTAAGAGATATATGGCAGAAAACAACTGAAAAAGATGCTCTATTAGGTGTTGGAATGACAGGTATTGGTTCTGGAGCTGTACTAGGATTGGATCTTAAAAAATCAGCTGATGTAGCTAAAGAAGAAAATGCTCGTGTAGCTGAAATTATAGGAGTAAACAAAGCAGCTCGTGTTACTACAGTTAAACCATCAGGTACTAGTTCATTAGTATTAGGAACATCATCAGGTATTCATGCTTGGCACAATGACTATTATATTCGCCGTATTCGCGTAGGTAAAAACGAAGCAATATATTCTTACCTTGCTATTAACCACCCTGAATTAGTTGAAGATGATTTCTTTAAACCAACAATTCAAGCTGTAATCTCAGTGCCACAAGCAGCACCAGAAGGTTCTATTTTAAGAACTGAAAATGTAATTGATATGCTTGAACGTACTAAATTATTTAATCTTGAATGGGTAAGAAAAGGTCATCGTAAGGGAGCTAATACAAACAACGTATCAGCTACAGTATCAATTCAAGAAAATGAATGGGAACAAGTAGGTAATTGGATGTGGGAAAATAAAGAAACATTTAACGGATTATCAGTATTACCTTATTTTGGAGGTACTTATAAACAAAGTCCTTATGAAGATTGTACTAAGGAGCAGTTTGAAGAAATGGCAAAACATTTACACCAAATTGATCTATCCAAGATTATAGAATTTGATGATAATACTACTCTTAGCGAACAAGCTGCTTGCGCTGGATCAAGCTGTGATATAGTATAGTATTCTAAAATAACGCTTGTTTAGCTCCCATACGTCTTTTGAAGGTATTATATATTTATTGTCACAAATAAGATATATGGGAGCTAAAAATACAAGCAAATATACAAGTTACTTTAGACCTGGGCAGGCATTTGGAAAGTATACTATAATGACGGGAGATATAGTTAAAGGTAATAATAATGGAGAATCTAAAGTAGAATGTTTATGTGAGTGTGGAAATATTAATATAGTAAGTTGTCTTACCTTAATTAAAGGAGTGTCCAATGGGTGTATGTTATGTACCCATAGTAAAAAAGGAGAAGAACATCCTTCATTTAATGGATATAAAGAAATACCTGGGTCTTGGTTTAGTAGATACTCAAAAACTAAAAAACAAGAATTTAATATTACCATAGAAGATATATATGAAATGTGGATTAAGCAAGATAAAAAATGTAAACTAAGCGGATTAAATATTAGTTTTGAAAATACTAATACTAAAAAAACACGACATAGATTTGATCTGGTATGTACTGCCTCATTAGATAGAATTGATTCTAAAAAAGGATATATATTAAATAACATACAACTAGTCCATAAAGACATAAACATGATTAAAAAAGAATATAACCAGGAGTACTTTATTAAATTATGTAAATTAGTAACAGACCATATAAATTCATATAAATGATAAAATTAGTAGATATATTAAATGAAGCTAAACAGGTTGGTCCTTTATATCATTGGACAGATTTTATGGGAAGTTTAAATATAATTTCTCAAAATTTTCTTAAAGGATATCTTACAGATACTTTTAAACAACCTGCTATTTCGTTTACTCGAGATAAAAATTTTTATAAAGGAAAAAATAAATTAGCTACTAAACCTGAGATATGTTTTGTTATAGATGGTGATAAATTATCAAATCATTATAAGATTCAACCATTTCAAGATCCCACAATTAAAAAAGATGAAATGGAAGAAAAAGCAATAACAGAAGGTATTAGAAATTTTTCTCAATATATTACTAAAATTATTATTATTAAAAATAGGTTTAATAGTTCATCTCAATACTCTCCATCACAAATTGAAGACAAATGGAAAAATGTAGGGGGTGAAGGATATCCTAATTATAAAAAATATATAGAATGGTTAACTAATAAAGGATTTAATATAGAAACTACTCTAAAAGAATTAAACATCCAACCTAAAACCCCCATTGGAAAAGGAAGTGAACAAACAGCATACCCTTTTAAATCAAAACCAGGATATATTATAAAGAAATTTACTTCTGATTCCAAATACTATACTAAAGAAGATTGGACTGAAATTATAAAAATAGCCCAACAACACCCAGAAATATTTGCTAAAATTGATAGAGTTGACTTTGATAAAGGATATTTCGTACAAGAAAAATTGGATGAAAAATCACTTACTAAAGACGGCATTGAATTATATAATTATCTAAAAGACAATAATATATTATATCGCAACAATCAAGATAAAAATAATTATAGTGGTTTAGATATAATTGGCATACTATATATGGAACCAGATAGAATGAGTATGTTAGATAACACCCCATGGGAAAAAACATTAAAACCTAAACTTAAACGCTTATTTAATAAATTAAATCAATCTGGATATGGTATTAATGATAATTATTTAGGAGATTTTAGATTAACAAATGTTGGGTATGATGAAAATGGAGAAATAAAGATTTTAGATTTTAATTTTGGAGAATTATAATATGAGTGATTTCATTAGAAACATTGATTATTATATGGATGGAACAAGGGTAGTGTTTACAGAAAAATGGCTTGTCCAAAGAGGAGAATGCTGTGGATCGAAATGTAGACACTGCCCCTTCGATCCTCAATACAAAAGAGAAAATGTGGTAGTGGCAGAAGAATTTCTTAACTTAAAAGATAAAGAAGAAAATGGAAACAGATAAAATACACGAACGAGTTATAGAAATACAAAATAATATTCAAACATCATCTCCTGAACAACAAACAGCGATGATGACTGAACTAATTAACATGGTTTCTAAAATTGAACAATCATTATCAAATATTAAAATAGATATAGACGATATAGAAAATCAAATACAAATAAATGAAGAATAGTTTTGAAACATTCGCTGCGCTTATAGGATTAATAGCAATAGTTATAGTAATATTAGGTTATCCGTTGATGTTGTTGTGGAATTGGTTGATGCCTGTTATATTTGGATTACCTGAAATTACGTTTTGGCAAGCAATAGGGTTAAACTTATTATCAACTATCTTATTTAAATCAACAACAACAATAAAAAACAAAGATTAACATGTTTCAAGCAACAAAACTATTTGATGGTTTCAGTTGTGTGTTTCGTCAATGGAAAGCAGAAGGAACACACTGCCGTTTTCTCCACGGGTATGGAGTATCATTTAGAGTATGGTTCGAAGGTGAACTAGATGAAAAAAATTGGGTTTGGGATTTTGGAGGTATGAAACGTGCTAATGGTACTATTGATGGAATGAATCCTAAAGCATGGATGGATTATATGTTTGACCACACTACAATCATTGCCGAAGATGATCCAGGAATGGGTGGTTTTAAAACAATGGATCAACTAGGTATAATTCAACTTAGAATTGTCCCTGCTGTTGGAGCAGAGCAATTTGCTAAATATATTTTTGAGAAACTGAATACGTTCGTTCAAGAAGAAACAAGTGGTAGAGTTAAGGTAGCGAGAGTAGAATTTATGGAACACGCTAAAAATACTGCTATTTATGAAGAAAAAAGTAACTAAGAGTACACCTCAAAAGAAATATGATTTAGTTGCTCCACCTCCATATACTGAAGGTCATTGGGAAGATGAATTTGAGTATTGGACAAACTACCAACCAACAAGCAATAATGGAAAGTGGTGGATTACAATTCAGTTAGAAAAATTAAAGAATAAAATAAAAAGTTATCAATGAAAGTATCACATGAGCTACCTCTTAGCTTAATGCATTATGCTTACGAGTGGAATGATTATGACTATTGTCTTCCTCATCTAATTAATGAATCAATACAATATAAATTATTCTTTCAAAAAGCAAAAATAGATAAAAGATTCATTATAATGGATAATGGATTATTTGAAGGAGTAGATCATACAATTGAAGATTTACTTGAGAAAATCCATCTAATAAGCCCAAATGTCTTTATTGTTCCTGATGCTTGGAATGATTCAATAACAACCATTCGAAGTGCAAAACACTGGATGATAAATTATAGTAAAAAACTTCATGATATAGATATTGAATTAATGGCTGTATGTCAAGGTAAAACTATAGGCGAACTAATGTCTACATACCAAATACTAATTGATCTAGGTTATAAACACATTGCCTTCAATCACTCCAGCATTGCTTATTCTACAGAATACCCAGGAATGGATATTTTAAAAGCACAAATGTATGGTAGAATGGAACTTATTAGAAGACTAGTAGCAAATAATATTATTCGATCTACTTATTATCATCATTTATTAGGTTGTTCCTTACCTCAAGAATTTATGTCTTATGGAGATTGGAAGTTTATTAAATCAGTAGATACATCTAATCCTATTTTAGTAGGGGCTGAAGGAATAAGATACACTGATAGTGGAATTAGTTTTAAACCAAAAGAAAAACTTGCTCATTATTTTAAAAAAGATTTGAGTGGCCAAAAAGAAGATATTATCTTCAATGTAAATAAATTTAAATCGTTTATTAAATAGGCTAAACGTTAAAATACCGCCTAAATTCTAACAATTATTTTAAATGAAAAAACAAGCAGTATTATCACTGTCAGGTGGAATGGATTCATCAACACTACTCCTACACCTCCTTGCAAACGATTACGATGTAACAGCTTTAGGTTTTGACTATGGTCAAAAACACAAAGTAGAATTAGAACGAGCACAATCACTAGTTGCTTATGTAAATGAGAAAAATTGTGGCTGTGGTGGAAAAGCAATTTATGGTAAAGTAACTCACCAAATTATCAAGTTAGATGGATTATCTCAATTACTCAATTCATCACTTGTTGAAGGTGGTGATGACGTTCCTGAAGGACATTACGAACAAGACAACATGAAAGATACTGTTGTTCCTAATCGCAACAAAATCTTCTCCTCACTTATTCAAGCAGTAGCACTTTCAATTGCAACTAAACCTATTACAGATGATTGTAGTGTAGGCCAAGAAGTAGTTATTGCAATGGGAATCCATGCTGGTGATCATGCTATCTATCCTGATTGTAGACAAGAATTTAGAGATGCTGATTTTGAAGCATTTAAAGTTGGAAATTGGGATTCTGATTTAGTATTGATTTATACTCCATACCTTGAAGTAGATAAATTTGATATTTTAAAAGATGGAGAGTTGGCTTGTCAAAAACTTGGTCTTAACTTTGATGAAGTTTATAAAAACACAAGTACTCTATAAACCAATTAAATTATTAATTTACGATAACTTAGGTTTTCAATACGAAGAATGGTTTAGCGACTATAAATCAGCAGCATCAGTAGAGCGTATTGAAGCCTTTATTAAATTAGGTCGTCCTGATCCTGTAGCATATGCTGATGAAACAGGACCTGTAGATTGGGAAACAGCAAGAATATATGTAGAGCAAGTATTATCTGAGTATGCTAAAGAGCAATTAAATAGTAATCAATAAAACCCATATAGTTATGAGTTATCAAACAAAGGTTCGTGCTAATTACATGAACAGAACAGCAAAGCTAGCTTTTTTTAAAGCTCGCAGACGTACAGGCGATACAACTCGTCTTGCAGAAGAAACCGGCTACTCAACTAGCCACGTATCTAACATGACAAGTGGTACTCGTAAAGTAACTACTACTGCAGCCAATGCAATGTACATGTTGACTCGTCGTCGTATTAAAAACAGTGAATTAACAACTGCTTAATACAAACCCTAATGTCCTCCTACTTCGGTAGGGGGACATTTTTATTTTAGAATTATGATACACATTATAGAACATACATTAGGACTATGTGGTGAAAAACACATTAGCCTCATTGCAGCAATATCAGAGTGGCAAAATTTAGTCTATATATTCAATTACATAAAAACATGGAGGATTTAACCAATGAAGTGTCTTAAAAACGCAAACACAGGAAACATTATCAGGGTAGCTGATAAACAAGCAGACCAGATCTCAGGTAGAGAATGGCAATTCGTTTCCAAAACAGAATGGAAATCAGCATCTCGTAAACCAGAACCCGTAGTAGAAGCTAAAACAGAAGAAACTACTATCTCTGAAAAACAATTAAAACGTAAGAAAAAATGAGTAAAATAGATTCAAATAAATTATTAATAAGTTCTGACTTCTACTCTGTCCAAGGTGAGGGTATCTCCTCTGGAGTACCCTCTTACTTTGTTCGTTTAGGTATTTGTAATCTAACTTGTGGTATGAGTAGACAGTTTGCTAATAATCTTCTAAAAGAAGCATCATTAGAGGATGGTGAAATATTCATAGGTGATCTTCAAGCTGAAGGTAAGGCAACTTGGACTTGTGACTCTACATCTCAATGGCTATGGAGGGGTGTAGATCAAGAATTTGATTATTTGATTAATCGTTGGAAAGATGAAGGTGTATATGATGATATCTTAAAAGGAGATATTCATGTTATTTGGACAGGCGGAGAGCCTACAATTAAAGGACATCAACAATCAATTGTTAATTTTACTAATCATTGGGTAAGTAGACATGTTAATACAGTGTATGAAACTTATAACCCATACTATGAAATTGAAACTAACGGTACTATAGTAATTAATGAACCTCTATTTAATTGTCTAGACCAAATCAATTGCTCACCTAAACTATCTAATTCAGGTTTAGATGTTAAACAGCGCATTAATGAAGCCGCTATCAGGCGAGTAATGGAACATAAAAATTATCAATTTAAATTCGTAATCAGCAATGAAGAAGACGTATTGGAACTTTTTAGGGACTTTGTCGTACCATTTAGCATACCTCTTAAGAATGTAGTTTGTATGCCAGGATTAGATGATGTAGCTAATTTTGAAGAACGTACTCAATTCGTTCTTGAAATGGCTAAAAAATACAGATTTAGAGGATTAACTAGATTACATATAGCGGCTTGGAATAAAACATTAAATGTATAAAATAAAGAATATGGAATTATTAAAAAAATCAAATGGCAATTTGCCTCGTACACAAGAAGAGATAGAGTATATGATATTAAAAGCATCTGAGGCATATGCTGATTTCCTTAATGCAGTTGGTTTTGATTATAAAGCAGACAGACAAACAGTAGATACACCTCGTCGTGTAGCTAAAGCATGGCTTAAAGATCTAATTGTAGGTAGTGTTACTGACGAACCAAATATTACAGTATTCCCTAATGATGATCACTATGATGGATTAGTAATCCAATCAGGTATTCCTATCGTTAGTATGTGTGCTCATCACAATCTAGCATTTACAGGTTATGCTACTGTAGCATATGTTCCTGCTGAAAACGTTATTGGATTAAGTAAATTAAATAGAATTGTTGAATGGTTCTCTCGCAGACCACAAATGCAAGAATCATTAACACAACAAATCCACGATTATATTGCTGATAAAATGATTTGTGGTTCAGTAGCAGTTAGTATTGCTTGTAAACACACTTGCTGCTCACATAGAGGTATTAAACATCCATCTGTAATGACTACAAATAAATTTAGTGGTGTGTTTATGGAAAAGGATAATTTAATTCGTGAGGAATTCCTCCACGCGATTGAAGTAAATGGAGCTAAATTTAGATAATGGAAAAAGTGTATTTACATTGGGGCATTATTGAAGTCGCTACCACTAGGTTAGCTCATGATATAAGGGAAAGTAAAATCAAATTTTCCTCTATATATGGCTTACCTCGTGGTGGTTTAGTCCCTGCAGTAATATTATCTCATAAATTAAACATCCCCTATCAAAAAGATGATATTGATTATGAAGATGGAAATATGCTATTAATAGATGATATTTGTGATACTGGAGAAACACTACATCCATATGTTGGATATCCCCAAATTTATACAGCTACACTTCATTATAAAAAATCAGCTATGATTCAACCATCATTTTGGTGGAAAGAAGTAACTGATAATGAATGGATAGTATATCCATGGGAACAGAAAGATTCAAAAACAATTCAAGATTATAAAAATGCAGCAAAAGGAGAGTAAAACAAATTGGCATTTCCAAATCAGTTTAGTTAAGTCTATAATAAGGATATTTGCTGGATTAGCATTACTATATGCTGATCAGTGGTATTTTAATGCTGCTGGAGGTTTATTGATTGGAGCTGAAATACTTGGAATATTAGAAGAACTTTAATACATTTAATATATGTTAAACGCAAAACAAATTATAGATGAAGGTTTACTCCTTCTAGAATATACACAAGGTAAACCAGCACAAGTTGGATACGATATTACCTTAAAAGCAGTACAGAAAATAGGTAATAGAATTGGAGGTGGTGCTTATAATTTAAACAACGGTGGGAAGATAGGTAAAGTATTGAAAGATAAAACCGAACTTACTACCTACACCCCAATTGATTCTATTAACTTAGATGGAGTAAAAGGATGGTTACTATATGAAGGTGTATATGATATTACATTTAATGAAGGATGTAATATACCAGACAATCGAGTAGCATTTATTAAACAACGCTCATCTCTCTATCGCAATGGTGCTATAATTAACAGTCCTGTATTTGATCCCGGTTTTAAAACCGATAATATGGGTACATTACTTTATGTATTTGAACCTCTATTCATTGAAATCAATGCTCGTGTAGCTCAAATATACTTCCATGAATGTGTCTCCGCTGAAATGTACGATGGACAGTGGCAGGGGGATAAACAGAGAAGTTCATTATAAATAAAATGGGGGTGTCAAAACCCCCATCTTACATTTAAGTATGTATCAAGCAATCTATTACGACGGGAAACCGAATTACAAATTTCATCTACGCGACGATAAAACAGGTTGGAGTGAATTTAATTATACTTTACCTCGTTTTCAAATCGATGCTAACGGCCAATATCCAACATTAGATGGTAAACGAGCTAAACAAGTTACCAAATATGAGTGGAATGACAATCATCTATATGAATCAGATATTGATCGTCTTACAGCAGTATTGATCGATAAATACAAAGATAGCGATGATACTCCTGAATGGCAAAATGTAGTTTATTTTGATATTGAGTGTGAAATTGGAGGCGCTTTAACTACAGAATATATCAAAACAGCACCAATGAAAATTACCTCAATAGCATTATATGATGCTACAGGTAAAAAACATTATTGCCTTATCTTAGATGAAAAGAAACAACTACAACCGATTAATGAAGAAACTAGACAAGTAATACCTTGTGATGATGAAGCACAATTACTATCATTATTTCTTGAATTATGGGAAACAGTAGATCCAACTATCATCACAGGATGGAATAGTGGATTCTTTGACGTTCCCTATCTATATTATAGATTATGTAATGTATTAGGTAAAGATGAAGCTGCTCGTTTATCTCCACTTCGTAAATTTAAATTTACTGAATGGGATCAAAGCCAACCAATTGAAATAGCAGGTATAAATCATCTTGACTATCTATTACTATATAAAAAATATAATCCTAAAAACGAACCCTCCTATAAACTAAATGATATAGGAACTAAATACGTTAATTTAGGTAAAGTAGATTATGAAGGTAATCTTGATAGATTATTTAAAGAAGACGTAAATAAGTTTATTGAGTATAATATTCGTGACGTAGAAATTATTATTGAATTAGAGAAGAAATTTAAATTTATTGAATTAACAGTTGCTATCTGTCATCTATGTCATGTGCCTTATGAAATGATTTATTTATCAACTGTGTTAAATGATGGAGCTATTCTTACTTATCTTAAACGACAAGGAATAGTTTCACCTAATAAACCAACAACTACAAACCCAGCACTTAAAGAAATACAGGAAGAGTATGCTGGTGGTTATCTTAAAGATCCTATTCCTGGGCTATATGAGTGGATTATTGATTTAGACTTTACATCACTGTATCCTTCCATTATTAGATCACTTAATATCGGTATTGAAACATTTGTAGGTCGTATTGTAAATAGAGATAAGTACGATAACACTTGGTCATTAGATGATCTTAAACAAATGGATCCTGAAGCCATAATCACAATTGAGAAATTAACTCCAAGACAAACTACACAACAAACCAATGTAAAAGTAGGAACACTAATTGCAATAATTGAAGATAATAATTGGCTAATATCAGCTCCTGGTGTTATGTTTAGGACAGATAAATCATCTGTAGTATGTGAAGTACTAACTGATTGGTTTAATAAGCGCGTTGAATATAAAAACGCAATGAAGAAAGCATACAAATCGGGTGATGCTGTTAAAGGCGAATTTTATAATCGTCGTCAACACGCATATAAAATTAAATTAAATGACGTTTATGGCTGCTATGCAATTAATGGCTGGCGCTATACTGACGGACATAAAATGATATCTAAAGCAATTACACTATCAGGACAACGATTAATCCAAGAATCAATTAAATTCTGTAATGAATGGATGAATAAACAGTTAGACACATACGAAAAAGATTATGTTGTCACTTCAGATACTGACTCACTATTCATTCAGGTTAAGGACTTAGCATTACGAAGAAATCCATATTTAGCTACTGCTAGTAAAGAGGAATGGACTAAAGATATCCTAACAATCACATCCGAAGTACAAAAAGCAGCAAACGAATATATAAGTACATTTGCTAGAAAAGCATTTAATATTAAAGACAGAGAACATTACTTTGAATTGAAACAAGAAGTAGTATTAGAACGAGGTTACTTTGCTGGTAAACGTCGTTATGCAATGTACATTGTAAATAAAGAAGGTGTTACTGTTGATGAATTAGATATGAAAGGATTAGATTTGATGAAATCAAATATGACTCCAATGTACTCTAAATTTGGAGAACAACTAATCAAAGATATTATGTTTGGTAAACCCAAATTAGAAATTGACCAGCAAATAATTGATTTTAAAAAATACGTTAAAGATATTCCTATTGACTTATTAGCTAAACCAACAGGAGTAAAGAATGTAGAATCATATATTGAACGTACTCCTAAATCGGGTGAGATATTCAGTACATTAAAAATAAAATGTCCTATTAACGCTAAGGCAGCAATCCATTATAATGACTTACTTAAATTTAAAAAAGCACATAAACAATATCCATTATTTACTGCTGGTGATAAAATGAAATACATTCAACTCAAAACCAACCCATATAATATTGATGTAATTGGTTTTACAGGTAATGATCCTGACTTCATTAATAAACTAATTGATGAATTTGCTGATAGAGAAGAGGGATTTGAATCATCACTGCTAAATAAACTAAAAGGCATATATGAAGATCTAGGATGGGCGTTTCCATCACTAAATGATAAAGTAAATAAATTCTTTAAGTTTGTATAGTCCAAACAACAATCGTATATTCATGTTATGAATTTAATCTACGGCATAATTTATGGACTTATAGCACAAATAGGTTCATATATGCAATTACAAGGTGCAATGAAATATGGGTGGTACCAAAAATACTTTTGGTTAATATTAATATCTAGTATACCTTTAAGCTGGTTATATATAAAATCAGTTGAGCATATCATATTAGCATTTAATGGTCAAATATGGCCTAGTCGTTTAATTGGATTTGGTTTAGGTATAACTGTATTTAGTATAATGAGTCACTATCTATTTAGAGAACCATTTACACCTAAAACAATAGTGTGTATATGTTTAGGTTTATTAATTATAGGAATTCAAATATTTTGGAAATAATATGGAAAAACAACTATTAACATCAGTAATCGAAAAGTATTACTTAGGTGGAATACACGAGAAGGTAAAGTGGACAATTAAAGACAAGAAAATAATAATCCTATTTACATCTGCAACTAAAGATCTAGCAGGATCGATTGAAGCAGATGGATTTGATTTGGACGATTGCGTTATAGGAGTATATGACACAAATAAATTACTCAAGTTAATTAACATTACTAATCAATTCGTTCAATTAAGTGTTGAAACTAAAAACGGAACATCAACTAAATTATCAATTGCTGATAATGAATATGATCTAGTTTATCATCTTGCTGATTTGAGAATGATGTCTACCGAAACAATGGTATTAGATGAATCACAAATTGATTTTAATTATTCATTCACTATCGATTCTGACTTTATAGAATGTTATAATAAAGCTAAAAAAGCATTAGGTAGTGATGAGGTAAGAATACAAGCACTATTTAATGAAGAAGGTGATAAAGGTATTTACTTCACATTAGGAGGTAAAACATCACATGACGATAAAATTAGCTTTCAATCCACTGATTCTACATTTAGTGTTCCATCTAGTGAATATCAATTTAATGCTAATTACTTATTAGAAATATTCACAGAAAATAAAGGTGCAGAAGGAACCGGTAAGTTTGATGAGAATGGAATATTAAAGTTGGAGTTTATAGATGAGAGAAATATTAAAAGCCTATATTATCTCCCACCTAAAAACTAATCCGTATATATTTATTGTCGAAGATACATGACAGGTCTTCACCTATTAATTAACCGCTTACCTTAGGGGAGCACAAAAGTGAACATTATGACACAACTAGCACATTGGGGTATTGACCCCTTCGACATCGTTTGGAAAAATTTCTTAACTTCCAATTCGACATTTAACACATTTCAAGAAAAAATCAACTACCCCGTTGATATTTATGAGATAGAAACAGGTTTACGATTTGAACTCGCAGTAGTAGGACTTGACAAATCAGATATAGACATCTTAATAGAGTCCGATGTATTAAGAATTACCCACGACAGACAAATAACAGAAGGAGAAGATCGATCTTACATTACCAAAGGTATTGCAAAACGATCATTTGACTTAGCATGGAAGATAGCTTCTAAATTCAACTTAGCTAAACTAGATGCTAAGATGGATAAAGGCTTGCTTATCATAGATATTCCATATGCAGAGGAAAAAGCACCGAAGAAAGTTACGATTAAATAAGTTTTGAAAACCGAAGACCTGTCATTATCTTTGCTTTTTAACTTTTAAAATTATATTATGAAGATAAAACCTCTACATAATCACATTGTGATTAAACAACAAGATGAAACAGAAACAATGTATGGAAACATTGTAGTCCCAGATATGGGAAAAGAAAAACCACTAATGGGTGAAGTAATAGCTGTAGGACCTGGATTTTATACAGTTACAGGGACTTGGATTGATACCTTTATTAGGATAGGTGAGATAGTAGTATTTCCCTCATTTGGTGGAACTAAAATGACCATTGATGGTGAAGAGTATATCGTTATGAAAGAAAATGATTTATTGGCAGTTTTAGAAAAAGAATAATATGAGTAAAATAATTAAATTTGATCGTGAAGCAAAAGAAAAGCTTCAAGCAGGTATCGACAAAGTAAATAAAGCAGTATCAATTACAATGGGTCCCTTCGGACGTAATGTATTGATTGAAAAAGAACATGGACAAGTAGTATCTACTAAAGACGGTGTTACAGTAGCTAAAACCATTACATTGGAAGACCCAATTGAAAACATGGCAGCAACTGTAATTAAGCAAGCAGCTCAAAAAACAGTTGATGCTGCCGGTGATGGTACTACTACCTCAACAGTATTAGCTCATGCTATTGCATCTCAAGCATTAGAGACAACATCATATGCTTCAACAAATGCTACTCAAGTAAAACGTGGTATTGAAGAAGCAGTAAAGCAAGTAGTAGAAGAATTAAAGAGAATGTCTACAGACATTACAGATGAAAAGCAAATTAAACAAATTGCCACACTCTCAGCTAATGGTGATGAAGAAATTGGAGAATTAGTAGCTACCGCTATCAATAAAGTAGGAAGAGACGGAGTAGTAACAGTAGAAGAATCTCGTTCAGGTGAAACATCACTTGAGGTAGTAGAAGGTCTTCAATTCGATAGAGGTTATAAGTCACCTTATATGGTAACTGATAATAATACAATGCAAGCAGTTTTAAATGATGCTTTAATTCTATTATATGATGGGAGAATTAGTACTGTAAAGGATTTACTTCCAATATTAGAGCGTGTATCGCAAGAAAGTAAAGCATTGCTTATTATTGCTGAAGATATTGATGGTGAGGCATTATCTACTCTTATTGTAAATAAAATGAGAGGATCATTGAAAGTAGTAGCTGTTAAAGCACCTGACTTTGGTGAACGTAGGACACTTATCCTAGAAGATATCGCTACTGTAACGGGTGGTACTTTAATTTCACCTACTAAAGGTATGAAATTAGATAAATTTAATATGACTTGGTTTGGTAATGCTAGAACCATTACTGTAGGTAAGGAAACAACTACAATCGTTGATGGTAAAGGTAATACAGAAGCTATCGACGTTCGTATTGATGAACTAAAATCTCAAATTGATCAAGCTAATTCACCATATGAAGTAGAACGTCTACAAGATCGTCTTGCTAAAATGATTGGAGGTGTAGCTATTATCAATGTAGGTGGTGGTACTGAAATTGAGATGAAGGAAAGGAAAGATCGTATTGACGATGCACTTCAAGCAACTAAAGCAGCACTTGAAGAAGGTATTCTACCTGGTGCTGGTGTAGCATTACTTCATGCTAGAAAAGTACTTGATATTAATAACTTAGGTAAAGATGATAAAAGTAAAGGTACTGAAATTGTATTTAAAGCATGTGCTGCTCCCTTCAAACAAATCTTAATTAATGCAGGTGAAGATGCTAATGATTGGTGGAATATAATATATAACCAACCAGGAAATTCAATAGTACCAGATTTAGTAAATAATACTACAGCTGATGCTTATGAATCAGGGATTATTGACCCCACTAAAGTAGTACGTTGTGCTCTTGAAAATGCAGCAGCCGCTGCCGTTACACTCCTAATGACAGAATGTGTTATCTACGATAAACCAACTGATAAGAAGAAAGCAGATGATTTTGGGATGGCAGATTTAGGAATGTAATTTAATACGAAATAATAGTTATGAAGCAACACACTCTCTGGATTGAAAAATATAGATCACAAACACTAGAACAATACATCGGTAACGATACGGTTAAAGCCCGTATCGCCGATTGTATTGCTTCAAATGATATTCCTCATTTCCTATTTGCAGGTACAGCAGGTACTGGTAAAACAACACTAGCTAAATTAATTGTTAGTAACATTAAATGTGATTACCTTTACATTAACGCTAGTGATGAGAATGGGATTGATATGATTAGAGAGAAAGTAAAGGGATTTGCCTCTACATCAACATTCCAACCGCTTAAGGTTGTCATTTTAGATGAGGCTGATTTCTTAACTCAGCCAGCGCAAGCAGCGCTTCGTAATTTAATTGAAGAGTATTCAATCACAACGCGCTTTGTACTTACTTGTAATTATATTGAGCGTTTAATTGAACCTCTTCAATCACGCTGTGAAACCCATCTACTAACACCCCCATCTAAAGGTAATGTTGCAAAACACGTTTGCACTAGTATTTTAGATGTTGAAGGAGTTCAATATGAAATGTCAGATGTAGCAACTATAATTAAAGAATATTATCCTGATGTTCGTTCTATTATCAAAGTATTACAACAGAATGTTAGAGATGGTAAATTATCTATAGTAGCTTTAGATGCTAATTGGACTAAACAACTAATTTTAATATTAAATAAACGCGATAAAAACGCCTGGTATCAAGTTCGCCAACTTGTAGCTGACAGCCAAGTAGACGATTTTCAAACCGCTTATCGATATATGTTTGAGCATTTAAATGAATTTAGCTACGGACATGATGCTAGTATTATAATATTGTTGGATGAATATTCATATCGAGCTAATATGTGTCCTGATAAAGAGTTGAATTTTGCTGCTTTTATAAATTCATTATTAAACATAACTAAAAAACAAGTATTATAAATGAAATCATCTATATTATCATTAAAAATAATACTAGAAAGCATTATTAAAGAGACGGGAGATTTAAAAGGTATTATACCTTACGATTATGCTAATGGAGAATTCACAACAGAAGAAGGGTGGAAAGTAATAGTAAAATTTAGCCATATTAAAGAACCAGATTATAGTTATTTAAATTTACCCTTTAAACAAAAAAATGTTAAAGCAGTAGAATATACAATAGAAGGAGAACAATCTCAATATAAAAAAACAACATATAGTAAATTAATTAAAATTCTTAAAACAATATCTGATATTACAATAGAATATATCAATAATAATCCTAATCTTCAAGCACTAGTATTCTTTGCAGCAAATAAAGACCCTGATCAGTTATTATCTAATACTGATCCTCAAAAATCAGCAATATATAAAGCAATCACACTCAAACAAATATCTCAACTAGGACAAAAATGGATTGTAAAAGATATAGATATACATGCCTCTTATAATGGATTTATATTATATAAAAAATAGCAAAAATACTAAAAATAACTAAAAAACAAGTAATATAATGGAACAGCAATTAAACATCAGTTTAGATAAAACTACAGGAGTGATATGTGAAGAATGTGATAATCAAGTATTTCGAGAAGGAGTAATGCTTCGTAAAGCATCTCGATTCTTAACAGGAACAGCACAGGATGCTCTAGTCCCTATTCAGGTATTCTCTTGTGCTAAATGTGGTCATGTAAATGAAGAATTCCTCCCATTACAATTAAGAAACAAAAGCGAAGATAATGTTCTTTAAAAAATATAAAATGCAAATAGAACAACTACAACAAGAAAATGAGCAACTGAAAGCCCAAATAATGGGATTATCTTTTAATCTTAAAACAGCAGATGACAAGATTAAGCAATATGAAATGAGGTTAGAAAATCTATACAAGCAAAATATGGATTTATCTAGTGAGATAAAACACCTTAATATGCTTGCTATGACATCTAATTATAATAAAAACGATTCAAGAAATTATTAATGAATATATTTGATCACATTAAGAATATTACAACTAATAAGGGACTATATCTAGGTGACGAGGGTTGGAATAACTGGATGATCAATCGTTATCTAAGTATGGATCCTGATTATTGTGAAGTAGTAAATATAGTACAAAAGAACACTTGGCAGATGAAAGGTGAGTATCTTTATAATCTGTATAAGGATATTATTCCTCAACAATACAAGTATCTTAAATATATTAAAGCTAAAAATAAAAAGGAACATAAAGCGGATCAAGTAGAAGCAGTTGCTACTTATTATGAAATAAGTAAAAGCGAAGCTAAAGAATACATTGATATGCTTCCTAAAGAAGAAATTGAAAATATAATATTACAAATCAATGGGTAAATATATTAATGGAGAAACTGACTACAGAAATTATTTAATTGAAATGGAAAAACAACAAGAAGATACACCTAAACTAGACTCAATTGTCACCTCAGTTATAGATCAATTTAAAGAACGTGCTACTAGAGGTAAAGAAAAATATGGTGTTGATTTAGATCGTACTGATCTATCTTTAATAGAATGGATTGAACACGCTAAACAAGAACATATGGATGCCATCCTGTATTTAGAAAAAATAAAAAACGAACTTGATGGCCAAGAAAAAATATACTGAAATTGAACTTAAAATAAAAAATTATATTGCTCCTGAAATAAATCACGCTTTTCAAAAAAGCGTTTCTTATTCTCAATATTCAATGTGGGCTACCTGTCCTCATAGATGGGCTTTAAAATATATTGAAAATAAAGAACCATACCAAGCTAGTATTCATACTGTGTTTGGAACAGCATTTCATGAAACATTACAGGATTACCTTAAAGTAATGTATGGAGAAAGTGGAGCTAATGCTGATAGAATGGATTTAATCTCACTATTTCAATCTAAATTTTCAGAAGTATACTCTAAAGAATATAAAGCATCAGGAGCTCATTTTACTACAGCGGAACAAATGGGTGAGTTCTTTGATGATGCTCAGGCAATACTAAAATATATTCAAAAGAATAGAAATAAAATATTTACTATTCGTAAAATGAGATTATTAGGTATTGAATTACCTCTATTATTAAAGATAGAAAACAACATATACTATAAAGCATTTATTGATTTTGCATTATATGATGAAGATTTAAATAAAGTTTATATATATGACATCAAAACCTCGACACGTGGATGGAGCGACAGTGAGAAAAGAGACGATCAAAAAGTTGCTCAAATCTTATTATACAAAGAATATTTCGCAAGACAATTCGGATGGGATATTGAGCAAATCGAAGTCGAATTCCTTATTGTTAAGCGCAAAATCTATGAAAAAGCTGAGTATCCAATTCCCAGGCTTCAATCCTTTAGACCCGCTAGTGGAAAAAACAAACGACGAAACGCCGTAGATAATTTTCAAGCGTTTGTAAAAGATTGCTTTGATGAAGTTGGAAAACCACAAATAAAATCATATCTTAAAAATGTAGGTGAAAAATCATGTAAGTGGTGTCCCTATAAAGATGATTTAAGTCTTTGTGATAAAAAATAACGTCTTCATATAGACGTATATATTTATATCAAATATAATATTATGGGAAACAAAATGCAATTAACAAGTGTAAAAGTTCCTGAAGATTTATTTGAGCAATTTAAAATTGCTTGTGTAAGATACAAATTCAGCGTACAAAAATTAACAGAGCGCTCTATGTTCTTATACTTAACAAATGAAGACTTCAGAAAAAATATTCACAATCAATTAGACACAGAATTTACTGGAAGTATTTAAAAACAGTTTTATGAAAGAAGGTTATATTCCTAAGGAACAACGCAAGAAAATAATGATATTATGTGATGATATCAGAATGACTAGTGGTATTTCTACAATGGCGAGAGAAATCGTTATTGGTACCGCTCACCACTACAATTGGGTAAATGTAGGAGGAGCTATTAATCACCCTGATAAAGGTAAACAATTTGATCTCAGTGAAGATACGGGAAATAATACTGGTATAAAAGATGCTAGTGTTACCTTATACCCTATAGACGGGTATGGTTCCCCAGAATTAATTCGTCAATTAATTCAATTGGAAAAACCAAATGCAATTATGTTCTTTACTGACCCAAGATATTGGGTTTGGTTATTTCAAATGGAACATGAAATAAGGAAAACAATGCCTATGATTTATCTTAACATATGGGATGATTTACCTTATCCAATGTATAATAAATCATTTTATGAATCATGTGATACATTGTTTGCCATCAGTAAACAAACAGAAAACATTAATAGGTGTGTTTTAGGAGCAGAAGTATCAGCTGAAAAAAATATTAAATATGTTCCTCATGGAATAAACGAAAATATATTCTTTCCAATTGATTCATCTCATCCAGAATATCTTGCATTACAAGATTTTAAAAAACAAGTATACGGAAATAAAGAATATGACTTTAATCTTCTTTATAATGCAAGAAATATTCGCCGCAAATCAGTTCCTGATTTAATGTTAGCTTGGAAAATATTCATTGATACATTACCTGAAGATAAAGCCAAAAAGTGTGCTTTAACACTTCATACTCAACCCATAGACGAGAATGGAACTGATTTATATGCCGTACAACAAATGTTATTTGGTAATGATTCTAAATACAATATCGTATATTCAAATGGGCGTTATCCATCAAATGTAATGAATTTACTTTACAATTCAGCAGATGGTGTTGCTCTAGTTTCATCTAATGAAGGATGGGGATTATCACTTACAGAAGGAATGATGTGTGGTAAACCAATTATAGCTACTGTAACTGGTGGAATGCAAGATCAAATGCGTTTTGAGGATGAAAACGGTAAATGGATTAAATTTACAGAAGAATTTGGTTCAAATCATAGAGGTAAATATAAAAAGCATGGTAAATGGGCTTACCCTGTATTTCCAAGCAATATTAGCTTAATTGGCTCGGTTCCTACACCTTATATATTTGATGATAGAGCTAATCCTCATGATATAGCTGATCAAATTAAAGAATTATATGCTTTAAAAACAGATCAAGTTGATGAATTTAGTTCTCATACTAGAGGATTTGAAACGTACGAGGAAGTAAGCAAAGCTGCTTATGAATGGGTAACATCAGATGAATCAATGCAATCAGCAAAAAATATGTGTAAGAATGTAATTGATGGTATTGATGAAACATTTGATAAATGGGAACCAAGGTATGCTTTTGAATTAATTAAAGTAGAACCACTAGAACAACCAAAACATTTTGTAAAACAAGTTATAGCACAATAATATGAAACCACTATTAGTTATAAGCTGCCCGATTGATACCTTCTCAGGGTATGGAGCTAGATCAAGAGATATCGCTTTAGTAATTATTAAATCAGATAAGTATGATGTAAAAATACTATCACAGCGTTGGGGAGCTACTCCGTTTGGGTTTCTTCAAAAAGACAACCCAGATCATAAATTGATACTTGATTGTATCTGGGGGCAACCTCAACTTCCTAAACAACCCGATTGCTGGATTCAGATTACAGTACCAAATGAATTCCAGCCTGTAGGTAAATTTAATATTGGAATGACAGCCGGTATTGAAACAACAATATGTGCTCCCCAGTGGATTGACGGATTAAATAGAATGAATCTAAATCTAGTCTCTTCAGAACATACTAAGAAAGTATTTGAAAACAGTGTATTTAACGAAAAAAATCAACAAGATCAAGTACTTCGCTCTATTAAACTAGAAAAACCAATAGAAGTATTATTTGAAGGAGTAAATACAGATATATACAAAAAATTAAAATCAGTAAATACACTAAATGAATTAGATACTATTAAAGAAGATTTTAACTATCTATATGTAGGTCACTGGTTACAAGGAGAAATAGGACAAGATAGAAAAGATACAGGTATGTTAGTTAAAACATTCCTAGAAACATTTAAAAATAAAAAACAACGTCCTGGTCTTATCCTTAAAACATCTGCTGGGAATTACTCTATAATGGATAGAGACAGTATGTTAGAGAAAATTAGGCAGAT